AAATTCCGGACGTGGCAAATTAGCTTGACGACCGCCCACAAGGGCGTTGCTAGCTGTAGCCACCACATTTCGTGCTATTTCGTTAACGAGACCACGGGTCACTGTGCCCGCAATGGCCGCTAACGCGTTTCTGTTTTGTGCTCTTGTTGTCAACATATGATCTTCGAATCACGGATCATTAGAGGCTGTTGGAGGTCTATTCCTGATCTCTCGTCTCAAGCTACAGCTCTATAGACGACCTCACCATTTGACACTTTGCACATTACAGTCTTCGGAAGAAGTTCCGGAGGTCTGAGCTCACCAACAATGCCCAGACCTTCCGATCGGCTCGCGCTTGGTCCCAGTCCCAGTCATTTGGCAGAATCTCCACCACGCCCGTCTTCACAAATCGGTAAAACCGACGATGTGAGAAGGACTTGATGGCAGAAATGCTAGACGGACCGATGAACCAGCGCATCATCGCCATATGTCGCAACTCGAATCCACCACCGCGTGAATACGGGTCTGGGAGCACAACGCGCTCAAGCTCACCTGTCCAATCAACCGTGTCAAAGACGCGATTGGGAGGGGAGGCGGGCGAGCGTACAAAGCCTAACTGAGGATATTGCCGTCTGATAAGACTCTCGTAACATGCGCTGACGCGCGAGAGCTCAGTACGTCTGCCTTCCAAGTATGAGAAGGTTCCTCGTAGGTGTGCAGTCATCCAGATCCGCTGAATGCGGGAGAACTTGTGCCCCGAAGGAATCGGTAAACCGAGATTGCCCAACTCCGTGGGACCGTAAAACGACCCAGGGAAGTTGGACAAGATCTTGTTGTAGCGGGAGCGGAAAAGAGAAACCGCTCTACCGTGGTAGCGGGGGTCAACATTCACCAACAAGTCACGCAGTAATGATTGCATGATTTTGATGGGAGAGACCTCCACACCATACTCATCAACCTCTAAGAGAGAGGACGAGTTCAACAGACCAACATTCGGAAACCGGATCCGCTCAAGAACCCCATCCTGGTATCGGAAGAACATCGAATTGATCATCCAAAAACGATCAGACGAGTAATTCTTACCCAGGGAGAACTTGAGACCGGCACAAGAGGTCACGTACTTCCATCGAGCATACTGCGCGGGCGAAGCCTGGAATGCCACGTCGTCACCGTTAATTCGGTATTGACGATGGCCCAAGGCTAGCTCGGTAACCGCAGCATTGATCACACAGAGAATCGGAAAGGAGAGAATGTTCCCCATTAGCTGACCCCGGGTTATCGCAATTTTGCGGTCACCATCTGGGATGTAAGCCTTGGAAAACAGACTCCGAGCCAACTCGTGTAGATACACGCTCTGATCGGACGTGAGACCCTTCACTTCCATCCTGGCCCAAAGCTCTTCAAGAGTGAACATAGTGGCCCACAGATAGATATTGTCTGTGGCTGCCTCATAGTCACCCGAGATGAGCGTATTGCCTGGTTGGAGTGGGAGTAACTCCTGCAACGCTTTCTGCTCGTCTGCGCCGCCGATAATTTGAAAACGGCGGTCACGACGGAGAGCAGTGTGGAAAGCCTTTTGAACGGGCTTCAGTAGGTTCATGGACCAAGTCTGCTTCGTTATAATGCGAAGTTTCAAAGGCTCCAGGAGACCCACCGGCTCGACAGGCTGCGACATGTCCCATTGTTGGTTACTTGCAGAGATCTCGATGAGTAAAGAGATCAGATCGCGCCAAAGATGTGTCGAAACTTCAATCGACTCTAGTGCCACCGCTTGGTTGAGGTACCTTTCAAGGTTATCAACTCGGTTCATGCGCTGAAGTCTCTCGATCTCTGGTTCCCAACCGTGCTCATTTGAGGCACGATAGGAAGCCAGGACTTCCCTGACAAACGCTTGGACA